CGTCTTCTTATTAAGAGACGTCGCACAATCAGTTAATCGTGGGTAAACTCTTTTTAATTGCTATAGTTACTTTGCGTTTCTCAATTCTATTTAATTTCTTATATCTTCGATAATAAACATCATAATCTCTATGCCAGTAGTCACAGAATCTTCTCAATAGTTTATGGACTTTACCACTCATACTTTCAAAGGATTTCCAATATCCTTGATGAAGCTCTCCTTAAACGCCTCATCTTCTTTCTCTTGTTGGGGTTTGCTCCATTGAAGGACTTTCTCAGCGCTTGGGCGACTAATAGCACCCACAGGGGTTGTGTTCTTTTTGATTCCTCGTATGACGTCTTCATATGCGTGTTTTACATCAGTCTTTCTCCCTGATAGATAACCAACTAAAAAACAACCAATACTAACAATACCTAAAGCTAGTATATCAAAAGGATTCATATTACATAGAAACATGGTGGTATTTCCATGTTCCTTCAAAATCCACCTCATCACTATTTTTCATATCACTATCAGTAGCCCATTTATCGTAATCTCTCTCTAAGATCAATTTCCCCATGACATATCCCATGTTGATTTCATTCTGATCAGCGATAAGGGTAGCGTGAGGGAAAATAGTAATCACGGTCATCATAATACCGGTTTGTTTGTATCGTATTTTACTTGTTTTTGTCCACATTGGCAGTACCCCTTCTGTAAACTCAGATATATCGGGTGCTACCTTTTCGGTAGCCCGTTTCATATTATTTTTTACGCTTCCATGCTAAATAACAACTATGCGTACAAAATGTTGTTGAATACCATGGGAAATTATCGCTTGTATTCCCGCATCCCATACATTGTTTCATAGGCTTTTCTTCCAATTCATCGGGAGAATGTCTCCCCATACATTTTTCGCTTTTTTAACATCTTTTGGATTGATGCGCTTTGTTCCGTAGGTGTCAATATATTCTTGACTTGCCACGCCACCCCGATAGGGTTGCATAAGGCTTTTTGCATATTTAGGACGATCATCTTTAATCCGTTGAGGCATAAATTCTGGGTAAGGAGCAGGAGTAAACCATTTGTCACAAAACCATCCATATCGTTTCCCATCGGGAGTTTCATATTGTGCATACCTCCAATTAAACGATTTGTGAATACGATGACATAGAGTACAATAGCTACGTTTCATCCTCTATAGTATATATCTTATGTCAAGTATGTCAAAATCGATGGTTCGGAAATAGTGTCAATAAAGTCTAGTTTTATATTCCCGAACATTTCCTGCGTATAAAGTTTTCTTCCCCCTGGGAGATTCACATATGTATCACCCCCCACTGCCTTTACCATGTCAATAACTCCTTGTACAAACTTCCCGTGAGGAAAATATGAGGAGAAATAAAATGGGGTATGAATATCTAATTTCTTACATATCTTTTTAAGTGTACGGGCAATATTGTAGGATAAAGTATATTGTTGTTTCAGAGGTTGTAAATACGTATCGGGAAGATGTGTTACTCTCACAAACTTCTTTTTATCATCTTCAATATCATAGAAATAAATTTCATTAAATCGAGCATAGTCAGAATGCTTTTTTAATCGAAACGTAAATGGCATAGGGAAGTTGTTTCTGTTCACCCACCCTCCCTTGATATATTTCAGGTCATCTTCAATGACAAACGCATCGACAGCTTTAATCAAATCGAAGTATCCCCGATAAGGAAAAAGATATGGTTGCATACATGCAACTCTCATGGTTGAAGTATTGCTATTCCGTTTTTATACTCTACTCTGGTAATATGTGAATCGGCAACTGCTTGGATGACATCGGGAAAAGCACTTGTATAGTCATGGCACGCAATATAACTTTTTGGTTTCAAAAAGACTTTCCACTCATTCAATTCCTGTAGTAAATCATCGTATGTATGAAGACTATCTAAGAAAAGAAAGTCTATTTTCCAGTTAAACGTCTTGACTACTTCATGGGAGTTTCCCTTGATCTGAAAGATATTCCCGTATTTAAGGACTTCCTCATCAATATGCTCTGGAATAATAATATGCCCATTGTCATATTTCGGATTTATTCCTGTTTTATCACAGACATCAATCGTCAGTATTTTTATTTTAGGATTGGCAAGCCGAAAGAATAAGGTAGATTTACCATGATACGTTCCTATTTCTACTAATAAGGAATTTGGTTTTAACTTTGAAACATATGGATAGAGCATATCAACGTCCTGTTGAAAGAACCATCCCTCTATTTTATTTATTTCAGGTAGTATTACCGACATATAGCTAAGAGTATAGCACCACCATCTTTTCCCCATCTATATTTCATAAGTGCATCAATAAATTTTTGTGTCCATACCTTTCCCTGTTTTTTACAAAGAGAGAGAAGCATAGAATTGGGAAGTGGTTTATAAAAATATGAGCCAATCGCTAGGCTATCCATTCCCGATTTTTGACAATCTTTTCGTAATAATTCTTTTGTATATACCCGCTTATGTCCATACAATTGTTGTTCCCGTTTGGAATTATCAAGAATATTGGGGATAATCCCCATAAGCGTTCCAAGTTGCCGAGTGTCAGATTCCGCATTGGGTACTTGAATAATAATTCTTCCCCTTTTTCGCAAATGTAATTTACAGTTTTTCAATACTCGTACTGGATTGTCCACATGCTCCAAAAGCATATTAAGATTAATCGTATCAAAAAGGGGAAGTTTGAATGTTTCTCCGTATCCTTGGATATAACGGACTCGTTTATTTTTCTTCCGGGCTATTTCGAGATACTCTTCTGAAGGATCAAGACCAACAACGAGCTTGAATTTTTTTAAGAAGAGGGGTGTATACATTCCAATCCCACATCCTACATCCAATAAAGATGTTCCGACTCCTAGTCGTATTGATACTTTTGTCTGTTCTTTCCCTACCCATTGGTCGAATAAATTGGCTCGTACTTCATTTTCTTTCATAGTGTCTCCTTTGCTATTTTAATAATTCTATCCTGATCTTTGAATGAAAGAGAATAATACAGAGGCAAACAAAGTACCCGACTCATCTTATCTTCTGCAATGGGACACGGTTCTCCACCAAATACTTTATTCAGCGGAGGATAGAAGTACCGGCGGGGATAGATACCAACTTTCTCGAATACCTTGATTGCACGAAGGACAGCCCTTTCACTTTTATAAAATACTGGATAATAGGTTACGTCTTTTGCGTTTAGGTGTAATGCCTTGTTGTATCGCTCTATTAGCTTCGCATACTTCTTTACTGTGTCGTCTACTGTTTCCAAACTGCAAAGTCCCATAGCCGCTTCAAACTCGTTCATCTTGAAATTAACTCCTACGCCTTGGAATGAATACTGAGTCTCAAATCCATAATTCCTCATCCATCGGGCTTTCTCTGCTATCTCATCGTTATTTGTTACCAATGCTCCACCCTCTATAGTCTGGAATATCTTAACTGCATTGAATGAAATAATAGAACAATCCCCATAGGTTAAGATAGACTTTCCGTTTATCTTGGTTGCAAATGCATGGGACGCATCATAAATAACTACATTACCTGTCGGTGTGTAATTAGGTACACCATATATATGAGTAACAAGTGAGGGAGATGGTATGTCTTTTCCTATATCGACAAAGTGTACTTTTATTCCCATCCATACTGGCGCTGATACGGTAGCGATAAAAGAATAGGGAGATACATAAAGTTCTTTTATATCTAGCGCTTTGAGGGCAATCATCAATGCAGCTGTACCGGAAGATACACACACTACATTCTTTACTCCAAATCTCTTCTCCAGTTTCTTTTCTAACTCTTGTATGAGTTCACCATTATTCGTCAGCCAGTTAGACTTCCATATCTTTTTTAGATAATGGTTATATCGTTCTAATGTAGGTAATCGTGTCCGTGATACAAATATTTTTTTCATTGTTTTTGATATACCTTTCCCCATCCATCATGCGGGCCGTATGATCCACGCTTTCTTCTAATTGTTACCGTACAAAAGTGCCGCTTGAATAAGGGTTTAATCCCTCCACATTTTGTACATCTATCAAACCATCTCATATCTTCTCCGTTTGATACACTCAGTAGGTTATCGTTTTAGTACAAGACCTTTCGGTTTCACGACATGACGATAACCAATTCAATGTACCAATCCTTTCTTGTTGATAGATAGATGGTTTAGACTAAAAAAACAATCCAAAACTCCCATTTCCATATACGAAACCTAAACTTAATAGTTATTGTTGTTCCTGCTTTTTGCGCTTTTTCAAACATATACCCTACCATTCATCTATCAACTACTTACTCGCTTTTATCCCAACCGAATAATAACTGTGCCATCCCTTTTTCTCTTTCTCTAAAATAACTTTATCGCCCATATTGAACTTTCCATATTTCTTTTGACGCCAATCAAGAGCTTTCAGTGTTTCCGTAATTGCTTCTAAATCCGTTAAATTATGAATACCCATATTCTTTCACCTCCCCTTCATAGTACAGATGCCGTTAGGCTAAACCTTTATCAATACAATCTAAAAACCACATAATCCAAGCTCTACCCGAGGGTTGTTGCGTTCCATCGGGATTTGAATGATTTAATAGATTATATTTTCTAATAACTTCTTGCGTCAGAGTTGTTTCCGATTTTATTGTATCTGCCCGTTTTCGTAATTCACTTGTTGTATATTTTTTCATATCCTCTACAGATGCCGTTAGGCTACCAGTTTTTTTATATCTACCAATAATTTCTCAAATGATGTTTGCGCTTTTTTCTTAAATTCATCCATAATTTGAATGTTTATCTCTTTCATAAGTTCTTCTATTGTTGTATCTTTTTTACCACTATATTTTTGTAAAACTTTTATTGCTTCATTTCGTATAAATTGTTCAATTCCCAAATCTATTAGCATTTCGTTTAGGTTATTATTTTTCATAGTTCACCTCCTCTACAGATGCCGTTAGGCTACACCTTTATTTCTACAGTACAAATTGTGTCGTTTTTACTACCACCATGCGCTACAAGTAAAATGCGTGTTATCTCAAATCCTCTGTTTTTTCCGCACCCGTTACTATTCCAACCGAAACTAATTACTTTGCCCCAATGAGTTTTGATAATAATCTGTTTTCATACTCCCTGTACCTATAAAAGGAATTATTCTTCTTTTTTTACTTTTGTTCTATAACTTTCCGCAATTTCCTTTATCGCTTTCCAATGCGCCATAAGCTCGTTGTAGTGTTTATCGCTCACCCGCTTATCTATCGTCAGGGTAAAGTTTGCACCCACTCCCTCAAATCCTTCTTCCCGTTCGTCTATTAAATCCTTAAAGAAAAACTGTAATTCCATACTACCCTCCTTCTAAATGTTTTTATATTTCCCTGTACCTATAAAAGGACTAGACTAAATTGATTTGATTTCCGATAATTTGTTTTACTTCTAGGGCTTCATTGAGAATATGCAGACCTGTTTCCGGCTCAACACAATTCCGGAGTATCTGGTTCTTATCAATTCCTGTATATCCCGATAAATCAAATCCTTTAATTGCTTTAAGTTTATCTATTCCTTCAAAATGTCCCCGACTTTTCCGTTTAATCTCCCGTATGGGAAAGTTGGTCCAGAAATAGTGTTCTGCTAATTTTCTCGGTTTTATAAGAGGGTCGTAATAACTTATAACATTTTCTACTACATATTTACCTTTGAACCCGCTATTTTCCAGTTTATACATATGCTGTAAAAATATAATTTCCTCGTACAAACGCATATCCGGAAAGACTGGCTTATTCTGTCCCCGTCCTACTCCCGCTTCATTTCGTATTCTTGAATGTGTGGGACACGGCGGACTACTCCATATAAAGTCAAACTCCATGTAATGCTCTAAAAGGTATTTGTGAGCGTCGGTTATCTCAATCTTATCCTGGGGAAAGAAGTCATGATAAATAGAGGCTATCTTCGGGTCAAGCTCAACCGCCGTAACCTCATGGGTATCACCCCATAGCTTCCTATTACCGCCTATGCCTGCATATAAATTAAGTATTCTCATATCCCTCCCTGTACCTAGACAAAATACTTTTGATATTTTTTAACTCTCGCCCATGCAGTAGCAACCCATATTCCATATAAGTCAGCAATATGTTGATATGTCCGTCCTTTTAAGCGCAAGTCATAGAGCGGCTTGTAACTTTTAATCTTAGAACCCCATCTTTGTAATACAAATTCTCTTTTCATATCCCTCCCTGTACCTAGACATCTAAAAAGCCTGTTGTTTCCCACTTCTTTTCACAATCTGGACAAATACCTTCAAAGCTATCTCCATCTTCATCTTCTGAAATACTTGAATACTCTGAATTTCCCCATTCACTTCCACTAAACTCTTGCCCACACGCAGGACAAGGAAGCCAAAAATATCCAAATACTTGTGCGCCTACTTTATGTATCAATCTATTTTTCATATTTCTCCCTGTACCTATAAAAGGACTACTGTCCCAATCTACATTTACAAATCCTACAACCCGTATAGTATTTCCCTGTACAGACCATAACGCCACCGCTATATCCTTCCATATGTTTATATTCTTTTGTATCGGGAACAACTACCGATATAGGATTTCTACAATGACATTTTTTATTTTTAGCGTAAAATTCAATAGTTATACTATTCATACTTCTCTCCCCACTATAAGAGTTCAACTAATTTTTTATATTTCTCGTAAATCTCTTTGAATTGATATTCCTTTAAGGGCAAACTTGTTGTGCTATCGTGAACCATCTTGTCGTATTCTTTTAATCCAAGTTCATCTATTAACTTTCGTGTAAAAATCCTATATTGTCCTCCACCGAATAAATTACAACCCGCACATTGGGGCTTCACAAGGCGCTCATCAAATAACACGGCATTTGACCGTCCCCCTATTCCATGACCGGCTTGCATTTTCTTCCATTCTTTCAACGTCCCGCAGGTGTAGCATTTTGTATATTCTCCATACTCTCGGTTCTTTAATCGAATATACTGCGAAAAAATCGACCATGCTTTCTTTTTCCACTTCTTCTCAACTTTTACTTTCTTTGGTTTAGCGAATTTTAATTTCATGGATTACCTCCAATAGATCCCAACCCACACGCAAAGGCCATCATCAAAACAAAGAAGACCCCTATAAAGAACCATTCCCAGTAAAAGTGTTTACGATAATCAGCGTATTTCATAGGTTTTCTCCCTTCCGCACGCAATCCCATGTCTTAATTGTGTGCGGCTGGCAGGAAGCCTCTACTCATCCTCCGAGCTTTGACTTTGGATCGGACTAGGAGGAGTCGGTTTGAGATGGCTTGTTTCTTTCACCAAGTCCCATTTCTTGTGGACGTAACATAATTGCTTATCCGGTGGTACATGCAAAGACCAATCTCCCAAGCGTCTGGAACACCCTGGAAACCTGCATAATCCTCTATAGCGCATATCGTTTGGCAGCATAGTTATCTCCAATCAACGTAATCACACCCTGTAGCGGTTTTCGTTATCTTATTCCATTTATTTGTTGAACATTTTGTATAAGCTGTTCCATCTTTCTTGTATGCTTCAACGAGTGGCTTATGACACTTCGGACACGCTCCTAGAGTGACTTGTGGGGTCGTAGGTTGAGCTACGGGAGCTGGTACGGGTGCTGAGTGGGCATTGTTGGTCTCCACGTTCCATGATGGCTGAAACCCGTTTGTCATAAACCCGTTAATTACCGCCATTATCCTACTGACCGGAACGATGGTATTATCTACCAATCTAATCGTTGTACCTACATGAAATCCCTTGAAGTATGAGTCTATGTGAATACTCATGGGTGCTTCGGGTAAATCCTTTTCAACCGGGATAGCTCGTGCTAGTACTTCATCTGCCGATTCTTTCATCTGCTGCTCATACGCTTCCGTTTGTTGGTTACTCATAGTTCATCGCCTCCATTTTCTTATCTAACATGAATTGCGGATTATATAAATCGTCTATGTCATTCATACAATCTTCGTGAACACTTTTCATAGCTTTCTTTGCTTCCTCAAATGTACACAATCCTTTTTTCCAACATACTTGGATAAAATCATAACTTGCTTTTGATGCTTTTATAATTCCGAGTGCTTTTTTGTGCATATTATTCCTTTCTATCTAATGTTTTTATTTTTTCCTCTAATGACGTCGTATCTTCTTGAATCTCATCTTGGCGTTCTTGTTCCGCTTCTTGATGTTCGATCCAACGATCTTTATTCGACTTATATTTTGCCCAGTTAGCCCAGTCTTGTGGTGTTGGTTTTTTCATATTACTTACATCCTCTCCCGTACCAAGGATTCCATCCCTGACGTAAAAATAATTTATACGCTAAATCAACTTGAACATGCCAATCCCGAATCTCATCTATCGTTTGTCCGTGTACTTGATTCCATTGTGCAATTCCGAAATCCCATGTATTGTTCGTATTGAAATTATATGCTTGCGGGTCTAATCGGCTTTCGCTGATAAAACACTCTAAAGCTTTGACTTGCGCCCGATTCCCGCTAGGTTCGAATACTTGTAAAATATAATCGACTATTTCCTGTAGTTCGGGTTTGGTTTCTTTCGCCATCACTACTTCTACAAAACACCCAGAGGCTTGACAAGGTGAAATGACTTTCGGTTCGGTTGAAACACAGATGAATCCGGTAACTAAGAAGAAAAGAATAACTCCCATATACCATGAGCGTTTTTGGTATCTCCGGATGATCTTTTCATTTACTAAGGCTTTAGATTTCATATTAGTTATTTTCTATTTCTACCAATTTATATCTTTTACCCATAAATCGTATTGATCTATAACTAGGTACTTCTATTAAAGAAAACGCTTCTCTTACTTTTCTAATAAATGATTCTAAAGATATATTGTTTTTTTCCGTATGCGCTGTTACTTCTCTACTTGAATTATGAGTTACTTCTTCATTACCAAATTTTAGAACAAAATACATATCTTTTGAGGAAGCAGAAGAATGCCAAGATGATGAATCTATGTAATATCCTATATTTTCAAACATCTGATGTCCTGACTCTAAAGCTTGGACTTTCAACATTTCGTCAAATAAATTTTCTAAATCTTCTAACGAATTTAATAATCTTTTATTTGTAGTATTTACATTTATTATATTTATATCTTTCATATTGAACTCCCTACGGTAATGATCTTATCTATTTCTGATTGTGGTATGCGGACTAACTTCCCAATCTTTATGGCTTTGATCTTTCCGGCTTTTATCATTCTATCTATATTCCGTTCACTTACATTGAGTTGAAGTGAAGCGGTTTTTCGTGTTAGTAAGTCATTCATGGTTATACTGTAACATACTTGTCTAGTGTTGTCAATAGGGGAAAATAGCTTCAACCCATCTTTTTCAAAACCATTTTTGCGGCGTTTCTTAAAAACTCAGACACCGTAATTTCATGTACCTTGCAGTAATCTTTTATTTCTTTCAATAATATAGGTTTAATTCTAACAATTACTCTCATAATGTATGCCTTTTGTATGTACACTTTCCGCAGTTCAAACCCCCCTCTGATACTAACTCTAATACCTCCCTCCGTTCTCGGGCTCCCTCCGGAGATGATAGTTAGGCCACCCTAGAGTCTTGTCTAGGTCAAAGTGTCTAGTTATCTCCCTCAGTCGCTGTCGAACGTACGGCATTGTGAGCTACTCCACTTTCGTGTGTAGATGGGTAGTCCGTTCCCCGTCCCTCATCAAATTCTGTTTTCTGATTAATGTCATTCCATTGTTCATCTGTACATTTAGCAACAAACGCTAAAATTCTTAAATTGCGGGATTTTCTTTCTTCTCCAAGTGGTCTTGTTAATTTAGTTGTAATCCAATAAGCAACGGATTTTCTATTTGGAAAACGGGAATATCGACTACGAATTACTTCAATATCAAAAGGGAGTAAATGATATTTTTTTGCTAATTGTTTATGAAGATTGATAAAAAATTCTTTTCTTTCCATATAAAAACCGTCTTGCCTCTTGGTTGTGGTTGCCCCAAGACGGGCGCAACCAAAAGGAAAAACGGTTCTATCTTGGTATTTCCAGTTACTATTATACTATGTCTGTCAATACTCTGCAACTCCCAGTATCAAACTAAATGTTTAGTATGATATTCTATATGGTGCGCTTGACATAACCAAAGAACGTCTTTCCAATGTTCTCCTGTGTATCCAAGTGTATGATGTCCTTCAATTTTTCCATGACAATATATCAAACTATCAACAATTTTATCCATTTCACATTTATCGGGTTTTATAATTTCCCCTTTTCGTACCGCTTCCCGTAATTTTGTTCTTGCTTCCCATTTTTCGGGATATTTTAATCTCATTTTTTTACTTGATTTATTAAGGCTATTTTTTCCATTATCAGTTAAAGAGTATTTTTTCATTGTTTTTAATTTATGTTGTTTATTTTTGTTGTATGTTTTTTTGGAATACTCTTTTTTGCATGACTTACATATACCGTGTGTATCACAATACTTATTCTCGTTTGTTAATTCTGTTTTACATTTACAACAGTACATATCTTCCCTCCCCGTATCAACCCCTCTTCTCTCTAGGGCTAGAGTAAATCTTCCCTACATAAAACTATCAAATTCTTCTTCATTTGCTTTTCGTCCTATATGACGCTCAAAGTCTTCTAATAATAAAAATACGTTTATTCCACAGTTTTCTTTATGACAAGTCTTTTTATGCCATATTACAAGTCGCCTAATATTTACAGCTTTGTGTTTTTCTATTGCTTCAGTTATTTTCATATTTTCTGTTCTCCCTAGGAGTCAAATGCTATCTTTTAATGTATTGAGAAAATCAAACTGAAACGACTTACTGTATTTTCGACCTAAGGCTCGATAGTATTCTTTATGGTTTGCCGCATATTTCATTTGTCGAATAACGTGCTTCCGTTTCTGTATTAAGTCTTTTTTATACGAGATAGACCCTTTACGGCATCGTTCACACAATCTACTACGGACAGTAACAATAGGTCGTCCGCATTCGCTACATTTCTTTTCTGTTTCTTTTTGATGTCGTCCTTCCATACTATTCTCCCTAGGAGTCTGGGGAGTAGCTATTTCCCCAATCTAAAAAACTTTATTTCAGGTATTTTTGATTTCATAAGCAATATCTCACTAATAGTTTTTGTTTGCGTTCCTTCCTCAATATCATTCCAATATAAATAAGCTAATCGTAAAACGGGGTATAATAGCGCCACAACAATACGAACACATACTTGAAAAAAATACCACTTTAGAACATTCCAAATAGTCAAGCGTTTTAATACAATTTCCAACCTATCCATTGGCCGTTGCCACAAGAACCACATATCCTTTTCAAACAACATGCGCCATTCTTTTATGGTAAATGGTAATCCTATGTTTTTTTGTAATGCCATATCCCCCCAGACTTCTATTGAGAAACTAACTAAACGTAACTACTCCCTTTACATTATCAAAATGCATGACGACGGAACTTGATTTTACAAAACGATCATGCATCTCTTGAGCTTTTTGTTTTCGTTTTGTTCGTGTCGTTTCATCTGCTAAGAATTGTCCTTTATGTTGAAGATTTTGTCTTTCCCTGCGGATTGTTTCGCTTGAAGAACACTTGGTAAGAAAATGCTCCCATTGCGTTGGAGTCAGTTTCAGTCCTTGTCTCTGCCAAATCGTCGCCATAAGTAAACGGTCATTCCCCCGACTTTTAGGAATAGTTGATAAAATCTCTTTGACTAATGGTTCTATTTCCATAAGTTGCTAGGCATAAACCGTAGTTTTAGATGACCAAACTATTTTTCCATTCAAGGGTTACCCCCTTTCAGCCGTTTTCTTTCAGATAGCGAGGCTAACTTTTCTTTTCAAGGGCATCTGCTGTCATTCCATAAACGCCCTGAAAGTCTGCAACGCTTCTTTCGGATCGGTACCCACATAGTCGTTATAAAACATTTCCCAATGTCCTTTTGAGTTTTTTGCTTTCCCGTATTCTATTTTAAAATATATTTTTTTAAACGGTTTTTTGAGGATATATAAAAGTCGTTGTGTCCGGTTTCCTAAACGGTAATTTTTCTTTACTCCATTTAATTGCCAAACCTGACATTTACTTATAAAGGGGTATTTCGTAGCTAGCTTTTTCATACCTAGCTTGATTATAGTCTTTTTAGAGGGTTTGTCAATGACTAGGTTTCTGTATTTTCTTTGCTACCCGTAGGTGATTCGGCTGGTGAGCTACCGAACGAGCGAAATGATTTGGTTTATCTGCTCCGATGAGTTCCGCAATAAACGGTGTAGGGTTCGACCATTTTTCACAATCTGCATTTAACGGATTATATTTCTCTCCACACGGATTAGGGCAGGCTTTACATGGTACTTCTGGTGTTTTCACGGTGTATTTTTCGTTACTGAATACGATTTTACTAACCACGCTAACACTGCATTAATTCCCCCTGTTACGACTAACATAAGCGTTGGGCTTAAATGTAACATGGCGATATTATTCACGACTTCTGTCAACCCACCAGATACAAACAAGAACGCTACCACTTTGGTTGTATGTTCAAAGCCTTGCCAAAAAGGACTGTTCCAATTAATTTTCATATTCACCTCCTTTAATGTATCGGAAATATGCTTCCGAAAATAACGTATAAAACAACTGCTACTACAAGAACAATGCCAAGAAGTTTCTTTGCATCACCATTCTCGATTAATCCAATAACCTTTTCCCCAATAAAAAATACCAACACCCCAATGAGTAACCGTAATAAAAATTCTGGTAAAATCATAAATATCGCCTCCTATCGAGATATTAACTTGAAAATAAATAATTTCCATCCGGCAAGGACGGGCTTATTAAGCTGTGTCTGTAAATCTTTAATGTTTTGGTCTAATGTTTGAATTTGTGCGTCTTGAGTATCAATAGTCTTAGACTGATCGTCTATTTGTTTTTGTAAGGCATCGTGTTGAACTTGCAGGGTAGCCATTTGTTGTTGAAGAAAGGTTATTTGACTTTGAGCATCTGAAAGTTGCTTATCCTTCTGTGGTGCGGCATCTTCAATAGCAATCAGTTTATTTATCTCAGCTAACGCTAGGTCTTTATTCGCCGACACATTTAAGAGCGTACAAAGAGCAATAAACGCATCAGATTGGTCTAAAATGGTTTGAGAAGTATTTGTACCGCTTTGTAATCCATTAAGAGGATGAAGCCATCCTAACAGACCATTGAGGTTATTGTCATAGGGACACGTTGTAAGAATAGGATTTGATCCTGTCGGGTTGTTTTGTTCAAACCGAACCAATTTCATCTGGGAAGCCCATACACATAAAGCCACATGACCAACTCCCCCGCCATAATTCTTCCCATAGACCAAAATATCACCGGCGACAGGGACTGCTTCAACAGCATTGAGGACAATTTCAAACTTTGAGGTATCGGCATTGGCTAAAAAGTCTTTTGCGTTTCCCCACTCATGGGTTATTCCAAGCGCATCCTGATACACAGAAATAAGACCTACACATTGGCCTTTATTTTCCGCAGTATTTCCGACATTCGGTTGGTCGAAGTATTGCTTGATAAAGAAAAAGAATTGTTCGTAGGTCATAGGTGCATTATACCACCCTTTACTAATTATTAAAAAACTTAAGAAGTAAGGGAAATCCAAAAGCTATAATAGCTAATCCACCCGCCCAAAGCTGTATTTTACGCTCCATATCTCTTAATCTTTTTTCATGATCATCTGTCATCTTTTGGTTTTCATCGAAGATTGGTTTTGTAATATACACACCAGTCATTTCCTTGAGAGTTTGTTGGATACTAGAGAGGCTTTGCTTCATCCATCCGATATCATTCGATATGATGGCGGTTGTTTCGGCTGTTTTTGCGGCAAGGGCGGTGGCTGTTGTGGCGGCTACTGTAGCTAACTCTGCGGCCTTTGTCGCTGTTTGCATGGCCAGATCGGCTGCAATTTTGGCGGCGGCGGCGGCGGCGGCGGCGGCGGCGGCGGAATCATTAGTAAAGGTTGGTTGTTTCATATTGCATTTGCTGCGGCTTGAGATATTAAGGTAACGTCTTTAGATTGTTTCATATAGTAAGTATATCATGATATATCATCAGGGTTTTATCCATTTTGTACTGGAAACAGTTGATTTGGTGTAGGTTGTAGAAACAACTGGTGGTTTGGTGTAGGTAGTTGATTTGGTTGTTCCAGGAGCCCAAATGGATGGTTGATATTGAACAATGAGTGATGTCCCAGTAATAGTCTTTTGAGTGTTTGCCCGTATATTGGATTTTCCTAAAATGGTTTTTTTTGTAGGATTAACAATGGCAGATTTTCCAGTAATGGTTTTTGTTGTCGTTACTTTAATGGATGACTTTCCTAAAATAGTCTGAGGAGTTGTGGTATCATCTCCGTAAACATAAAAGATAGAATCCCTTGTTGTATCTGGAGTCCACGTCAATCCATCTCCTGTATATGCAAGATTCCCTGCGTGAGACAATGTGGAACTTTCTGCATACTTAACATAGTTACTTGTATTACCCCCATTATATTCACAAGTAACAACATAGTGTGTTCCACTCCCCAATGTTATTTTATTTGCTCCAGAAAATGTAAAAGTTATTAGTTGAAATGAGCCTGTTAAAGTTGCTACGTTAAAAGTAGCAGATGCCGCTAAAGCAGATCCTGTTGGAATACTGTCAGTTCCATAGGCTATTGTATGTGTTTCAGCATAAACTTTAACAGTAGCGTTTCCTGTTGGGGAATTATTCTTCGATAAATAAAATTTAGCACTATTTAATACTGATCCATCACCAGTAAAAGATTGACCATCTGCCCAATCATCACCAGAGTCTAAGGCATAGTTTCCCGTCTTGTTTGCTTCACTATAACTATCAACAATATGTGCCATATCAATCTACCCCCATAATCCATTGTTTATTTTTCCCATCATTATATTCCCAGCCAAAAAAGTAGGTTATTTTAGGAGGTTGTCCGATGGTTTGTTGAACCTGTCGGTAGTAAATGAGCTTCAATTTACCGTTAATGGCAACAGGAGGGTAGAGTTTGTTACCATCTGCCTCTACGTGCCCATCATCTAAATCAATGCTGAATATGTGTCCTTTTCCAATAAGAGAGAATCGTTTAACTGGCTGTTGGAGAACGTCATAGAATGCAGAATGGAAGGGATCAAGCGTGCTTTTATCATCAGGAGTTTGGCGTATCAAAACGCCCGTATAGGTTTCAGCGATAAAAAGATAGTCTAGCATTGTATTGCTCAAAATTCATTGTATTGAAGGGTGAGTGTTATCTGAGTATCATCACCCCCAGCTATTCCAGCAGATGTTAATTTCTGAGTAGTAAGGTAATTGGTATAACAGGGGTTGGTAGTCATGGTTGCGGCTTTTCCTGTTGCCTCTGGTCCTGTTGCTCCAAAATACACAGAGATACCTGATGCAATAGCAGTAACTGCGGTCATATCTGTTGTAAGATTAGCATCAGTTGTTGCTGAAGGAGTCGTATAAATCCATCGGGTTGCATCTGATACACAAGCTTGAATCCCTTTAATTGTTTCATTGGCAATACAAACGCCTGCAGTATGGGAGAATAACCCAGCTGATATTTGAGTAAATGAACCCGAGAAGTGACCAAATATAACCTTCTGGAAACTGTTGTTTCCTGCAGTAATGGGATAAGTTCCATATGCATTAGTTACAACCCCTGAGTTCTTCCAATTTACGTCAGTCGCGGGAGAAGTACGGGTTGTACCCTTAGCTGGAGATCCTGTTGCCGATCCTGTATCTTCATCAAAGGTAAATGTGGCGGCCATATTATTGACTCCCCATGCCCGGGGGTAACTGTATTCCAGGCATCTTTTTATTCGTATCGAGTCGTTCTAGTTGTTTAATAAGCGCTTGGACAATAACGTTTTCCTGTGTCATAGGTAAGGCAGGTTTCTGCATCTGTTGTGGCTGAGGCTGTTGATTCATTACCGGATGCGGAGGTAAACCCATTGAAGGTGCTGGCGGAGGGGTGGGCATAGGTGAGGATTGAGGTTGAACTGGTGCTTGAGGAGGCATTGAAGGCGCTCCTGCTGCCATTGGACTCATCTGGCTTAACTCTGGTCTCTGTGCGATCATCTGATTTATCATGGGTGCTTGGTTCATATTCTTATTATACTACCTATATTCATATTTCTTTGGAATATAGATTGAATTAGTAATTGGAGGTAAACTTGGTGATAATGGATTCATATTCATTCCTGTTGTTTGTCTATTCTGGGTAGGCATAATTTGAGGAAGACCTGTTGCTCCAGGAGTAGGAAGATTATAAGAATTCGAATTCTTCGTCGGTTGAGTAGTCGTAGGTTGTGTCGTAGTCGACATTGTAGGTGTTGGCATGGTTGGTGTAGGAACGACATTGGGATTTGGAGAAGTTTGACTCGATTGATTAACTGGAATATATCCTAATACTTGTGTTCCATTCGTTTTATTCCAATTATTTAGATCATTTTCTTGTACGCCATTATCTGTAGCGGAGATAAATTGTCCATTTCCTTCATAAAATCCTGTATGACCAGCTCCGTTTGGATAATCTAATGTAGCATTAGATTGATTCGGTGAAAAATAAATACGATCCCCTTGTTTTGCGCCTTTCAGAGAAGGATCAGCCACTTTGTTAGGATCATTATTCCATGTATCTATAGCTGATCCTTTTCCTGTTCGGGGATATGGTTCTCCCAATGCATCACCTACAAATTGTTCACAATAACCATTATAGTCTTTTGAATTCATGTGAGCCTTTGCCCATGCTAAAGTTGGAGGATCAGCTCCCGCATTTAACGCTTGTTGGGTTGGATTTCCAGTAGAACTTTGATTTGTAGTATCTTGAACAGTAAATCCAGAAGTATCCCACCCTGCTGACTTCAGGGCTTCGTATGTATTTGTATCAATCGCTTGCTTTATTGCCATATTTAGTATATACTATCTATATGTCACTATTCTCTGTAATTCTTATCCTTTTATTCGAATATATCATTGGATTATCTATGATTGGTTTAGCATTGTATTTATTCATATCTTTAATAAAAGACATTTTTATTTCCCAGTAATACTTCCCCAAATACTTCTTCCTCCTTCATAAAGACCAAGTGCACCAGTAGCTTTTGCTATCCACGGAAGTGTTGTTCCACCAACCCGTTGTCCTGTATATAACATTTGTAAAATTTTGTCATAATTTTGAATACTCTGAGGAAGCTGTTGACGAATAAGATCAGCTACAGTTGCTTCTCCTTGTTTAACCGCTGTATTTCCAACTTCAAACGCTCCATTTGATGCGGCATTAGATACACCCCAAGAAGCTGCTTTATCTTCAAGTGCTTGATCTATTGTTAAAGTTCTTCCCATATATTTGTTCATTATATCCATATAAAATTTACCAGCTTGATCTCGTATTGAGGCGGGTACTCCTGATTCTCCCGTATCAGGATCACCGATAGCCCATTTTTTCACTGCATCAACAATAGTATTTCCATCAACTGTTGCTCCTTGTTGTGTCGCTTTCGTTGCGGCTGCATCTCTCATTCCCGAAACTGTTTCAATAGGATGAAGTAACTTACCTGCTCCAAAAAGAAGTAAATCTATCACTCCATATGTTAATGCTTTTTTAGCCACCTCATCTTGTTGAACTGAAGTAGGCAAAAATGCATTTAATCCACCAATTCCAAGTTTGGAAGCAGATGCTAATGGAGTTGATCCAAGTATCTGTTTTCCAATAGCCCCTACTCCCCCTTCTCTCATTGCCTGTTCTTCTTTAGTACCTATTGCTGCTCCAAAAGCTGCAGGAAGACCTGGAATTCCGGGCATAATTCCTTTTGCAAGCGCAGAGTTAATTAGAGGTAGTGTTTCACTATTACCTAAAAAGTTTTGTATTTTACCTAATACTTCTGTAATGGGACTTATTTTTGCTTCACCGATATTATCTGCCATTTGGGATAAGAGTTGTGATTGGGCGACTAATTTAGCTTTTTGTTGAGGATCAGTTACGGTAACTGATTGTTTTGCCAAAGAGTTAGCATCAGTCAAAAATCCCTGTTTTTGTTCTTCAGAACTTCCTGAAACATATTTACCTGGCATTGGTGGTAATCCACTAGATGTAGGAGGATTATTTGGTGGAGGTGAAGAAGTAGGAGTTGTTGCTACCGGTTTATTTCCCTGTGGTTGAGAAAAAGAAGTATTTTGTAATGAAGTTGCTACATCTTGTGGAGTAATACCAAATTGCGTAAGTAATTTACTATTTAGTGCATGAGTTGGTCCAAATGTAGAAACAAGAGCAGCGTTTAAGGAAATAACATCTTGTTTATTTGTTTCCGGTGAATTAGCAACACTAGGAAGATATTTCACCATGTTATTAATTTCAGGAATGTTTAACCGAAGTGTCTGTGCTGAAAGAGCAGATTTTAACGCAGGAGCATTGGCATTCTTTTGTGATTCATAACTATATCCAGTAGGATCATAAAGTTGATAAGCTGATTGTCCAGCAAGTAAATCTTTTCCAGGGAAATATCCTACTTTACTTGGATCTACTCGTTGGAAATCTGCTAAAAATGTTTCAACAGATCTTTGAGAATTATCCCCATCTGCATTTGCTTGATTCCAAGCATCATACGTTGCTTTGCGGACAGGATCACTTGTAACGTCATACGGAGCATAAGAATTATCAATAGCGGATGCGTTTACTCCTCCATATTTCGCTAAATCTTGTGAATGGGCTTTTGCTTTAAGAGAATTTATATAATCAGGTAAATAGACATCAACAGGTTGATAACTTGGTTGCCCTGGAACTGAAATGTGTTTTATTTGAGATGGATCAGGTGGAATAAACGATTGAGCTGCCGGATAGGGACTATTGGTAAATGATCCCGGTGTTACATTTCCTGAAGTATCTGTTGTAGGTGCAGGAGTAAACTTCCGAGAACTCGGATCAATTGTTCCTGCTTGATTGATGCTTGCTACTTCAGCATCAAGTGTTGGATTACCTGTTGAGATTGCCATATTAACTATTCAAACTGAATGTATTTCCCGTAAATTGTGTTCCAGCTGGATAGACTCCTGTTGTATATGGCAAGTTGGCAGTATATTTCGCAGTCGAAGCCTGTATTGATGTCTGTGCTAGTGCATTCTGATACCCTTCTTCAGCAATCTTCAAACTATTCAGATTATTCTGTTCATCATTCGTCAAAGCCACTCCAGCTGTTTGTTTTGCTTCCAGAGCCTGTAATTGAGCTTGTGCATCCGTTGTAAATGTAGAGGTCTGTCTAGCAAGATAATCCTGTAAGAACGTACCTTCAGTTGTATATGGAGTCAATTCTTTCTGTTGTTGAGCTTGCTCTGCCTGAATCTGAGGATTCATAATATTTTGAGCAATATTCGTCGCATTAGAAGAAGCACGTTGAGCTAAAGGAGCTAACTTCCACTCCTGTAATCCAATATCTGTATTTAATTGGTTATTATTGACATCAAACCCCTTCATAGCTGCAGTCTCAGTTTGAGGAACATAATTCAACTGATTATTCAAGGTCATGGCCTGTTGATTGGCTGCGTTATATCCTGTTTCATTCGCTAGTCTCTGCCACATAGCAGGAGCGGTCTCTTGATTATTTATTGCATTGGAATAGTTTTGGAGATAATTTCCTACCGCTGCATTCTGTTGATTAAACATATTCCCCGCCTGCGTTCCTACTCCACTCATATAGGTAGATGTATCAGGCATTGTATATCCGTTGACAGTACTTGATCCCGAATTAGTTGAGGGAATAGAGAGCGGATTAGTCGTACTCGTACTCGTACCTGACGCACCTGTAGTAGCGGTGGTTCCTGTACTCAAATTATACGGGTCTGTTGGATTGAACGTAGTCGAGATAGGGCCTCCCTTGCTATCTTTCGATAGCTAAAATACATTTATATGTATTTATTATATCACGGAGTAATTATGTCAAGGTTGTATTTTTCCATGCCACACCGTTCCAGATAGATAATACATTCGTATCGGTAGAAAACCAAATTGCTGTTCCCTGTGAAGTCTTATTTGGTGTAGCAGGTCTAGCAGTAGAAAGCCCTCCGTTTACCCATATATTAGCCTCACCCATGTGTCGCTGTTTCACACTCCCATTTGTATAGTCCACTTGAGTAAGTCTCCTTTGTTTGAGAAGTTCCACATCAGCTTGTAATTGGTCTAAATCAACCATATTATCCTATCCTTTGTTCACGCTCTAATTCTTCCGGTTCAATAGAGACGGCTAACATAACAGGACTTACTCCTGTTGTTGTGGCTAAATTCACTCCTATTTCATACTCTCTATATCGAGAAGAATTCAGAGCAATTACATGACGGTCTGTTGTTGAATCTACGGTTGTTATTGCAGGAAAGGTTACCCAACTCCCACGATTTAGTCTATACATAAGCGCAATAGATTGTCCAGATACTAATGGTTCAAACTGAGTTGTTACGGTAATGGCTTGTTTCTCATGGTACATAGCATCTTCGTCTTGAATAAGTAATTGAAGCGTTCCAGTCGGATAAACAGGATTTTCTACATCCACATAATCCACACCCGAAGATACGTTATCCTGCCACCCAATAAGTAATTGATTAAAGACTGTTGTTACCATTCCAATACGGATATTTGATCCTGTAGAGTTTCCTGTTGAAGCAATATAGTCAAAAGAGAGAGATTCGGGATATTTGTCATTCTGTGTTCCCCACGTATACACGCCTTGCGGAATATCAGGGGTTCCTGTTGACCCATCAACACCAAAGCGTAGTAATTGTCTCCACATACTCATCGCACCAGGGTAGACATCAACAACCACATCACTATCAACATTTAGAAGATTCTTTAATTTCCGGGCGGTAGAGGCTCCTTCATACACCATCAGACGGGCACGGGAACCAGATATAAAGAAGAGTCGTCCTTTACTCCCCATCATGGCGTTAATAGCTCCCTCTGGTACATCAATGTAGAAATTATAGGTGAGCGAAATACCATCCCAGAAGAAGATTCTACCTTGATCAAATTGTTCGACTGAATTCCCTCTCCATACTCCGATGGCCAGATACTCATTCCAGTAGGCAAAACAGCGTACTCTCCATCCCGCTGGGAGAGCGATTTCGTTCGGATCATACGTCGTTCCCCGAAGTGTTCCGATATATCTCTCATTCCCAAAAGCCACAAAATTGAGCATATTAGCTACTGGGTGGAATTGGGTATCTTCAACTAAGAAAGCGTAATAGCTTTTATAATTCACAGTTGAAAGATCGGCAGTTGTTCCTGTAGTTACTGTTCCATCAGCCACTGTAGAAGTTAAGTGAAAGTGGTAGTTATTTCCAATAACTACTCTCCAAGGAGTTGAAAAAATAAACTCATACAATCCCGTAGACATTTGAGCGTTAAGAACAGTCATACTTGCCACAACATTGTTAAAACTATCGTGAACTGTAAGTGTCCAGTTCCCTGTTCCTATAGCAGCCACAGTTACTGCAATACTTTTCTGCGGATCGTTTACAGGTGTAAAGATCATTTTATTCGCCGTTGTTTCAGAAATAGCTACGGGTACGGTATAGGTTTGTCCAGCTGCAGCGTAAGAAGTATCTATATCAACCCTCGTCGTTGCTCCTGCAAACGGCGTATTTGTTGAATAAGCGGGTGAATTATAAAGAGTTAAATCATTCGCATAGGAGGTAGAATCGGTTGCTACTGAGTTGAACATATAGTACGCATAAAGACCGGTTGTCGTCGTCATTACCTCTTGAGCTAAACTGAGTAAGAACCACTCAGCGGTATGGGTGACTCCATAGACCTGGACTTCATCAATAAGCCCGTTGTAGAAGCCTGCTGGGACAGTAGCGTTTTTATACATTCCTACCTGAAAAGTCGAGGTATTGGCGTTAATCTGAGTTAAAGCACCAGTCTGAGTTCCTTGTGATACTCCGTTTAAGAAAAACTCTCCCGTTGAAGTAGATGCTGTCCAAACACAGGCTATTTGTTGCCATGTGTTTACTGTTAAATCTACTAGTTTTGAATAGGTCTCAACCGCTGTTCCATTATTAGAAATCTGAAGTCTTAATGTTTGACCGTTAGAACTTCCAAGATTGGGATCTTGGACATAATCTAATGTTGGAGTAGTAGTACCTGTATACGAAGTGAGATAGTCAATATGAATTCTTCCATATCCTCCATTTCCACCTGCTCCATTCACTGGATCAATCCCAAAACGACCTTCTAAACTTCCTACTCCTCCCGTAGCAGTAATTAAATTTGAACCAAGAGTAGCAACTTGTGCTTTGATAAATACTGCTCCTCCTGAACCAGCTCCTGCTCCTCCACCATCACCCTCTGAATTTTGTAATCCATCGGTTCCATTAACCATAATATAACCAGTAAATGAATACGTTATGGCACTAATAAAAACAATCGCCCCACCATTTCCACCATCAGCACCTCTATCATCACTATTAACACCTGAACCTCCAGCTCCACCTCCTGAACCAAGATTTACTGTAGTTAAATCATTACTACCATTAATATAACCACCTGCACCCCCATACATTTGTTGAGCAGAGTTTCCGTTCGTATTCGTACCTGTTATTCCTACAGATCCATATCCTCCGCCTCCGCCTCCACCATGAATAGGAGAATTATTTGCGCTTGATTGACCTCCACCACCACCACCACCATTTGCATATCCTGAAGTTCCTCCTACACCAACAGGAGATTCTCCCTGATAACCATAAGAATCGTTATTATACCCATTATGCGATCCACCTCTGAAACCTTTTCCTGTACCATATATTTGTCCAGGACCACTGAAAATTCCATTGGCAATAAACGCTAAAATACCACCTGTAGTTCCGTTCCATGCTTTAACGGTCCATGTTATTCCGGTATTAACCGTTACGTTGGTATATTGTTTCAAAACAAGAACCTGCGCTCCTGTTACATAATCTGCATTCAAAGGATCAACAGTGGTAATCGTCCCTGCGGTATAACTCTGAATAGAGGTTCTCATCCACGTCCCTGCCCCCGTACCCTGAGTTTGATGAATTAAGATAATCTGTCCTGCAACAAAAGAGACATTGGTAGCAGTTAAAGTGTTCGTTCCTGAAGATCCCGTACACGCTGAATCTATTGGGGAATCAGTCGTATTGGTTGAGATAGTTAACGCTCCATCAGACCCGTTTCCGAAGTAATTTGAGGTAGGTGAAATGTCGAATTTATAGCTTCGTTTATTTCCATTTTCGTCCCACTTAGAAACTATAGTCATTGAGTTTCCCACCGTTGGGAGAGAATAGGGATAAATCTGAGCTGAAATAGTTAAATCTCCTGCGACTTGTAAAATACCAGAAGAAGCCCTTGAAGCGTATTGACTGGATGCACTCAATAATTCAAGAGAATTGGTATTCGTCCGTGTCCCTCCCTGGGAACCAAAGAAATTATCTGTAAAGGTCGGATTGGCTGTATCTATCGGGCCATACCGACCTATAAGGGAATCTGAGGTATAGTAAAGAAAATTATCCTCTCCCCACCATTGAATACCGTTTCCATGAGAGGCGGCGATAGTACGAAGAAGTGAATAAGCTCCTGCTTCTGTCCTCTGGTAGATATTTCCTCCCTCATCATAAATATAAGTATTATTCCCTGAGGTCGGAGGGGTAATTCCCCACTTCGGAAGAGCCTGAACAACGGTTCCTGATTCTTTAATAGTACGGGGTTGAAGTTTCACTGATCGGATGTCTGTCCTGTGATCTATAGACTGTCCGAAACGATAAGAAGCGGGTTCTGTTGGAAAGCCGTATTGAGAGGTTGCAGTTCCCCCTGTTTTCGGGAAGTCAGAAATTCCATCAAAAAAGGCTGAAAATTCTCGTGGTTTTTTCATACGCTCTTAATGCAAATTCATACCCCAATTTTGGAAAGTAAAAGGCGCAATCTCTTTTTTACGGTCAATCACTCTCTCTTGATTACGGTCGGTGTAGGTGTTATACAAGCCTATTAACCCTCCGCTGATAGTGCTTTCTCCGTAATTTCTTGAGGTATTTACTCCGCTTCCCGTAAAAAATTTATTATCATACCATGTCCCTGTTTCTAGATCATGTCGCATCCCTGAAAAGTAATCAGCACTAGCGCCATCTACTAAGATACTATGTCCCTCATCTGGGAAGTCAGGAATTTCTCCAATACGATAGGAAAGAGAAGCTCCGCCTAATCCCTCAAACGAGGTTTCAAGAGTTAGGGTTCCAGATGTTGGAATATCAACTATTTTATAGAAATAGCCTTGTCCTGAATTGGTGGTGTCCGTAATCTCAAAATACCGTCCGATCATTGCAGCCGTCCATGTCACTCCTGAACCTGTGACTGCGGTACTGGCGTTAGTCATGGTAACCGTTCCAGCCAGATAATCAGGAACTGAGAGGTTACGGTCTTTATAGTGATAGTTAAAGGTTAATGTATAGGCATCTTTTGGCGTTGGATATACTCCAAAGTCTACCTTTCTAGGTAAGATAAACTGCGGAATAGCTGTTGGTTGAACCTGAATCGCATTGAGCCAATCCCACTGCCACTGGGAGTTACAGATTGTCGTTGGATAATTGACTTGTCCGATTGTCACGACAATACTTTCTATATTCATCACATCTACTGGGTAATGGTAGTATTGTTGACTGGCTACTGTAGTTGTGGTTTTTTGAAGTTGCGTAGCGTAATCCCGCATCTTCGCCATGACCATGTGATAGCGAGCCCCTAAATTAGTATTGAAATCAGCTAAAATAGTCGCATAGGCAGGATCATTGGCGGAAATGTTTTCCTGACCAATATTACGCATGAACTGAGCAAGAATATCTGAGTATGTCATGATTTAATTATATCACCTACTTACTCACCACAGCTCCACTAACTTATAAGGGTTCTGTTACTAGCCACTTGCCTTGCCCCCGCAACCTGTCTTGTACCCGCCACACTTCTCTCCCCTTTTTGCTATTTACTTATCACTACTCCATCATCAACATAGATGGGGGTTTTAAGACCTTAAACCTTTTTATCTTCTTGTGGTAGTTTGCCTACAGTTAGATTAACTCTCGTACTCCATGTTCCGTCATCACGGGCTACCCATGAAAGCGAAGGGATAATTGTGAAGCCTGTTTCTTTGCAAAGCTCTTCAAACTTCTTTGCAAAATCTTCTGGTTTCTGCTCAACTTTAGTTGTTTCAGACATAAATACTCACCCTCTTTCTTATTCTATCGGTTATACTGGTACCTCAATTGGTTTTTCTTCAACTTTAGCTTCTATTTTTTGCGTCATCGCTTCCTCTGCCACCGTCTTCGCCGTTACTCCACTCTTTTCTAGCTCTTCCTGTTCAACATAGGGTACTTCAATCACTTCACCCATTACAGGTTCTTTACCATCTAAAAAGGCTTGTTCGTCTAGGTAGTAGTAGACTGTGGCTTTACTGGACTTGTTGTTGTAGTCCATTTCCGTTTTTACGACTGTACAAAATTTACTAACTACGCCGTTTGATAATTCTTTTATTGTATCCATATTTATTCTCCTTTCTAATTATATAACATTTTAACTTGGCGGGGTATAACTCGTAAGTATACCCTTAGAAAATACCGCACTGCCAGCAATTGTTGCTGGTAATACTGGAGCGATTGGAATAGTAGCGTCTATTCCAGCCGTTGCTCCTACGTGATACGTTGCACCTTTAACATCACCCACAGCTACTATGTTTCCAGAAACGTCTACACTAAACTTAACTGCCGCCGCACTTGTTTGAAACTCTGCTAGGTTACTTGTCTGTGTAGCATTACCTTCAACAATGAGTTGTTGGGTATCAGCAGAACCCACTATGTGGAGTTTAGCTGTTGGTGCAGTAATCCCGATGCCGACGTTGCCGTTTAACAACGTCTGCGTCACACTTGTATTTCCTATCACCACTTGATTATCTGCCGTAGTAAATGCTCCATTACCCAGAGCCATACTATTAACAGCATTAGTTTTTTGAGAGGCGTTATAGCCAGCTCCATATCCAAAGAACGTATTACTATTACCAGTAATTAAAGTTCTACCAGCGTTAACTCCATTGGCGGTGTTGTTGAAGCCTGTGGTGTTGGAGTAGAGAGAATAAAATCCATTGGCGGTGTTGTAGTTGCCTGTGGTGTTGGAGTAGAGAGAATAAACTCCATTGGCGGTGTTGTAGTAGCCAGTGGTGTTGTAGTAGAGAGAAGCATATCCATTGGCGGTGTTGTTGAAGCCTGTGGTGTTGGAGTAGAGAGAATAAAATCCATTGGCGGTGTTGTAGTTGCCTGTGGTGTTGGAGTAGAGAGAATAAACTCCATTGGCGGTGTTGGAGTATCCTGTGGTGTTGTAGTAGAGAGAATAAAATCCATTGGCGGTGTTGTTGTAGCCTGTGGTGTTGTATCTTCCTGCTCCTATACCTATGAATGTATTTCCAGTAGCAGTATTGGCTCTCATCTCAATCCTAGCTGTACCATCGGAAGATTTAAGATTGACCAGAGGAGTAGATACACCCGTAATAGATTTTATAGATATGACTATAGTTCCGTCAAAGTCAGTGGTCGGAGTAATTGTTAATGATGCTGTGGAAGCTGTAGTTGGTCCCCAAGCTCCTGTGGCTGTGATAGCAGATGATGTCGCCCCTCCAAAAGCAATCACGAAACTTCCTGTGTTTCTACCTGTGACAGTGTAAGCTATTTGATATTTAGTAGCATTGACCGCTACTTTATCGTGAGAAAGTACAGAAACAGTCCCAGTTGCATGTATCCACCCAGTCGCCCAGTCTCCTGTCCAGCCCGTAGAAGTCCAAGTAGTAGCCGCTAGGAACTCTGCTGAGTATGTAGGCAAGTCATTGACCGCTAAACCTTGAATGTCTAGTTTGCCAGTCGGCGCCGTCGTCCCGATGCCGACTTTGTTATTTATCGTATCTACTGTTAAGACATTGTTTGCGTCTTTATCATTGACTACTAATGCCGTTAAAACATCCGTTCCTGGCTGTACAGTTAGTCCACCAGTCATTGTTCCCCCTGTAAGATGAACTGATAAGGGGTCGGTTTCTGTTTTAACAAACTCTGTATCGGAGGGATAGAGTTGTAACTTCTGCTTTTGGACGGGGTTATAGACTATCTTAGGCATATTTATAATTTAACTGCCGCACTGATATTGGTCAAAACTCTAGCTGCATAGGTTAAGGTTGTTCTGTATTGGTCAGCCCCTATTGTTTCTGTAATATACTGTAAATCACCATTCCCATCATACGAAAGGACTGTGGAAGGGTTGGATTGAGTGGGGTCGGTGGGAACTACCTGTTGTCCTTCTACAAGAACAGCATGAGTTATCGGATCAACTGCAGCAGTAGTTGGAGTCGTAAAAAGTGTACTATCTACACCTAGGAGAGTTGGAACACGGTTGGGGTCATGAGCTGCTTGCGCCATATGTATCAATTATACTACGCAGTAAATCGTTGAAGTCGTGTCTCTGTTGCTTTTATTCTCTCTTCCCGTGCATCCAGGAGTAATTTGCGTTCCCGATCTATTGCTTCTGACCGATCCAACAATGATTCCCGCTTCTTCAAATCCTCTACTTTATCCTTAATAGAGGTATTGTAGTCCGCTTTCATCTGTTCGAGCTTTTTCATCGCTTCTGTAGCCTCGGATAATTTCTTTTCTGCCCCTTCTATAAGAGTCTCTGACTCCTTCTTCTTTTTCTCAAAATCAACCAATTGCAGTTCTTTTTCCTTCTGTTTTAAACGGGCATTAATTAAAAATGACCGTTCCTCTTCCAACCGCTTGGATTCTGCTGCTATTTCTTTTTCCCGTTTGTCTAACCGTTGATTCGCTTCTTTCCGGTGAAGATCTGCAGATTTAGCCTCATCTATGGTTTGTTTTGCCTCCGTTTGTATATTTTCAAAGGCAATAAATAAGTCACTTACCTGTTTTTTAACGAGATCAAAGGAGATCATTAACCTCCACTTCCTTTTTTATCTTTTCTACCTGATGCTCATACCCCATTTTTGTATCTTCCCGTTGATTAATAATTTCATCAATGAGATGCTTTTCCATGAATTTCCCCTGTGCCTCAGGAAGTTCCGTAATAACCAACGAAGGAAGAACTAATACGTGACCCTTATTATTATCATCAAACCACGTATACGAAAAATCATTTGTCAGGGGATTGTACAGCCTCATGTTCCTCCAGTTTTTCTATCCGTTTACACAGTTCAAGAATAATATCCTGAAACTTTCTCGGTGATGCGGTAATAGACCATAATCCACTCTTTTCAAGATCGTGGGAAAACATATCCCATTTCGTCTCTCCCGTTGTCATACGGTAGTGAAATAGATTAGAAACAAAGTCTCTTAATGTTGTCATACTTTCTTTGGAATAATCACGTCGGGCTCTACAGGCGCTGTAGTGACCGTTGACGGTTCTGGTTTAACATATCGCTTATTATCCAGTCTTTCAAATGTATCTTCCATTCCTGTCTTTATTGGTGCCTGTTGAATGACTGTACGATCCATCCCAAACTCTTCTTCAATACCCAGCCAGAGTTGGTCTTCTAATTCCTCACGGATTTTCTTATCATCCGTCCGTACTCCTTCAGTTGAAAGCAATTCTTGATTTGCATTAAAAGGAATGTTTGTAGCTCCTTGTTTCTGAAGTTTCTTTTTCAAGTCAGTCAATTTCATATCCTGACGCATATTGATAACTTTTGTCACCATTTCATTAACATACTTACGGGCTAAATACCGTTGCATCACTCTCATTCCTTTTCCCCATCCCATATCTTTACTTCTATTGGGAACAATAAACTTTGCCTGTGCTCCCCCTTCATCCCATACGAGAACATAATCTTCATCTAAGAAATTATAGACTCTGATTAAATCCTGGGATTTCCTGCGCTGTTCGTTGTGCCACGCTTCACCTTGTAGTTCCATAGTTTGTACTCCTTTATTAGATTATATCAAAATGAAAAATTCTAAAGATTAGACAGCCGAAATATTGCCGTCGGAAGAAATTGGATAGAAATTACAATAGAACGTAATCGCTCCGAGTGAGGTATTATTGGTTGCATAACAGAATTCAATATTCGTAGTTGTTCCTGTTTTTTGAACAACAACAAAGGGCATAAAAACGTCAGGAGCAGTAGCTGCTACCGGGTCCATGACTCTTTCTTGAGAATTATCATTTAATGTCAACGCTACTCCTGCAACACTTAATCGTACAAGAGATGATCCGATACCTGCGCTCGAAAGTGTTGTACCTGTATTAAGAGAGATATTTGATTGATTGGTTGCATCATTTAATCTCCAATAAGCTGCGGTGACATTAGACCCCAAAGCAGTGGTTACAACACCCCAAAGAGCTCTGACATTCACCGTTCCCGTTACCGTAAATATCGCTGAAGTAACGGTTCCATTAGCCGTGAGGGAAAACGCTTTAGTTACCTGAACTCCATAACGGGTTAAGGGAACTCGGTTAGCATCTCTCGGAACTGAAGCGGTTAAAGTAGACATACTCTTATTATACTACACATTTAGAAATGCTCGTGGGGAATTACTGCTGTTATTTTTTTCCATATATCCACATACGGAGAATTTGTTTCTTTCATCATATTTTCCAATACTTCAAAAGCCTTCCTGGAAGGATAGAGTTGGACGGACTTAAAAATAAGATCAAACGATTCCTCATAGTGTTTTAAACTCCATTGACATCCAGACATGAGTGTATAGGCTTTCGCTATTTCAGGGATATTGGTTGATATAGTCAAGTAAATCTTGAAAAATTGAAGCGCTTTGTCAAACATTATATGATGGAAATACTCCCGGGCGAGATAGAAACACATACGGGAGGACGCATCATGTAAAAACGCATATTCTAAATCCCGTACATACAGTTCCCGGTATGCTTTGGGTAATTGGTGATGATCAATATACATTTCTTTGGCAGCAACCTCTTTAAGATTGTACCCCTGTGCAATAGTATGAATCATACAGACATACCATGCCTTACTGCGCTTAAATAGCCGTTTATCCACAAAACTATTATTTCTATCTTCATATTTCGGATAAAACTGGCACTGAATGAGGTCTGCATCGGATTTTATGAGTTCCTGTATCTCTTTGACATCCCAAATAACCTTTTCATCACCCGCTAAATACAATACCCAATCATTTTTACAATATTTTAGACATTTATTGAGTTCTTTCGCTCCATTGAGGATCTTATCGCCCGATTTGAAGATGGGTTTGAACCCAAAACGGTGTTCAAAATCTTGTACGTCCGTTTCTGTGACAATTTCAGAAGAAAACTCTTGGGAATAGACCTTTGCACCAAGTTTTTTAGCGAGTTCTGCAGTTTTATCCGTGGAGAAGTGGTCAACGACAATGACTTCATCAACATCTTTAAGAAGTGGTAACCCTTCGATTAATTGGATTTCATTGGCACAGTTGAGCGTACTAATAAGTACCGATATAGGAAGCATAAACTCATTATACCAAAATGAGTTTTATGAAGATGAAACAGCTACCCACGTCGTTCCTGCATCGGAATTAACATACAGTCGGGTATTAGCTCCTCCATCAGTTCTCAAATAAAGTGAACCCAATGGGGCGGTAAGGGTACATACTCCTGAACCAAAACACACCTTAGGTGCTGTCGAACCAGCTCCAAGAGTAAATGCTACTTTTCCACCTGCGGTAATTTCCTGATCGAAACCTGGTAACCAATCTGCTAAATCTTGTGGCATAATGCTCCTTTTAGCTTGCCGTGGTCACAGCTACCCATGTACCTGTAGCAACACTGCAAGAATATATTCTATCATTTGTCGTTGTTCCTGCTACGTTCAAGTAAATAGACCCTTTTGGCGCTGCAAAAGACGGCGCACCTGTACCAAAACAAAGGGCTGGCGCTGCTCCTGCACCTAATGTAATCGCTATTGAACCTGCTGTTCCAGCAACTACATCATTTGAAAGTGCTGGTTCGTATTGTTTTACATCCATAATATCCTCCTTAAATTTTTAATATTGAGAATCCGTCTTAGCACTCCCCCCTCGGAAGTGCTAAGCGAATCATCAATCAATCTGCAATAATGCAGTGATACAATGTGCACTGGCTGCTGCCTGACGTACCACACCAACTCTTTGATGTGTCGTTCCTGCGGCATAAACCGTTACACAACCTGCTGTACCAGACGGTGTTCCGACATCTGAACCAACCGCAAAGGTCGATCCATCAGAAAGAACTGAACAAACTCCATGCGTCTGAATCCATCCATATTGCGAAAGCGCAATCGGATAAATCGCAACTCCAACAGCCATACCTGTTTGGGTCGTTGCGGGAGCCTGAATGACTCCTGACCATGGACTCTCGTTCATATTAACCTTGGCATTGGTCGTGTATGCATAGCGAAGTGGGCGATCAAGCCACACTTTGAGTGCTCCACCAGTCGTCAATGTTCCCGTCACGGCGGTAATTGTATATTCATCTCCAACTGCTACAGTTCCTGCGGTATAGGCATTAATTGTTCCACCTTTGAATTGATCGCTGGTGATTGTCGCTGTACCGTTGGTTACTTGAAGATATGCATCTCCAACTACCCCTGCTGTACCAATTGCCATGTTCTCATACGTTGTATCCTCAACGGCTTCCTGGAGTAAATTTCCAGTCACCAATGCGGCTCCACCATTAAGAACATACCGGAATGCTTTTCCAGTTTTGCCATCCCAGACCAGTTGGCCTATTGTTAAGCCAGCTGCCGGTGAGGCGGTAGACGTATAGAGTCCAAGAGACCCTAACGTTGCCAATCCTGAAATTCCTGCCATATAAACCTCCTTAAAATGTTTTTATATTCTATCTTAAATACCTGTTATCGCTGTCAATGCACCCAATCTCCGAGGTTGGTCTGTCATTAAATTACCAATGACATACACCCGAGCGATTGTTCCAGCTTGATTTGGCATGACCAATTCTTTCTGGAAGAACCACCCATTATATTCACTCGGAAGGTCAAGAGCTTGTGCTCCTGATCCCTCATAGGCTTTCATCGTTCCAAGATTCACTTTCTCAATGAACCCTTTCCAATCTTCTGGAACTACATGACGACCTGCCCAGAACAGATAATTTTCATTCAGCATGTACAGATAACCTGTCGTGCAGAAATCATCTTTCACAATCGGAAGATTGCGGAAGGTCAGTGCATTGAATCCAATGCCACCGGCAATATTATCTTTGGACTTCTCTATTCTCGTTCCCCGTACAGACATGGCATTATACCCGAATGAGGTATATTCCTGTCGTACTGTCGGGTTCAAGAGAGACTCATAGAGAGACCAGACTGCTTTGGTCGTTAAACCAATCGTCGGTTCACTCATTTGTAGTCCACTTGCTGAAATGGTATCCATAAGGGTTGCCATCTTCGCAAGAGTAAGAGTTCCGCTGGAACTGGTAACAGTCGAATTCAACTGTGTGTACGTTGCTCTGGACTGTCCGCCAATCGTTCCTGAATCAAGAACGCAATTTCCCAGACCATTCATCTGGTTTCCTGCTCCTGTTCCATAGAACGCACTTCCCAACGCTTGAAGCGCTTGGGCTTTTGCTTTCTCATACTTGAACACATCAAGCGGAATCGCTTGCTGTTCACCTGAGTTTGCAAAACTTTCCACCATCACACTCACCTTCGGTTGCTCAAAATTTGTCTGAGCATACGAAAGGGGAATCGTGGTTACTACAGATGATGCGTCTAAGGTCTCAAGACCATTAAACCACTGTCCCTGCGTGTCACTTACCACGTCAACTGTAAAATCCATCGTCTTCCCAACAAACGGTCTGCCATTTCCCATGAAACGAGAAATCCCGGTTGGAGACTGTAAAATGTTATCGACAACTTTGGCGTAGATTTTTTGATATGTAAAATTATCTACGTTATTGCCGAATTGGGCTCCATCATATGCCATATTATTCTCCTTCGGTTAAATTTGTATTCTAAGACACAAAAAAATCCACTGGCTAAAGTGGATTAAGTATCCTATTACTTTCTATTATAACACGAATTGGAATTTATGACTTTCTCTTTAGGGTATCGGTCAACCAGTTAGTGAAGTTTCTTCCTGGCTGAATATCTTTCACATAGTCCATTTCCTTTGGTTCTTCACCCACGGGTGTGTGACTTGGACTAACAGGTGCATCAGCTCCTGCTACATCCTGACTTTCGGGAGTTGGAGCCTTATAATGTTCGTAATAAATCTCTTTAATTGAATAGACATACGGTTTTCCCGCTTTCTGACGCTCTAAATTCACATCCAACATACCCTGAAAGAGTGCCTTACGAGCAACAACCCCCGGATCATTGGGATCTTTTGGATCGACTGTTCGTGGAAGTTTCCCAGCAGTCATTAAATCTTCCAGATCATTATCAACAAATTTATTAAAACTCTCTGTCTGTTGTTTGTTCTGGTCTTCGACTACTTTTTTCTGAGTATCTTCTTCTTTTTTATGTTCTTCTTCTGCCCGTTTATCTAAAACAGACTTCTTTTGAAGCGCCCAATCCGCTATCTCTTCATAATCCTTTGGAGTTCTATTCTCTTTTGCCCATGGAGAGATAAGTTCTTCATCTTTCTCTACTTTTTTGTCGGGAGTTCCTGTGACTTTCTCGACTAATTTGGAAGCCTCACTTAATACTTCATCCCGAAGTTGCTTTTTATACGCTTCGGGATCAAACGGAACCTCCTCATAGGTTACTTCCTCTTTTATTTTTGGAGTTTCTTTTGGAACTTCGATGGGTTTTTCTTCCACTTTTGATTCTTTTTCTTCTTCAGTGGGTTCACCGATAATCGCTTCTAGAGGGGTTTCGTGGACCTCGTTATAATTCATCTCTGGTACTTCGGGTGCTTCTTCTACGGGTTTAACTGCTTTTTTAGCCATAGGTTTATCTCCTTATGGATACATTATATCATTTTTAATAATATTCAAATGGGCGTACTCCCCAAAATATTTTACTGCGGCCTCATTATATACTTTTGCTGCCTCTTCTTTCGTAAAATAACAACCCAAATAAATGTATTTTCTATTTACCATAATTGATGCAGACCATGGCCTATTTCCTTTTTTGGCAATCCATAATTTTTTTCTTTGTTTATTAAAATTTTTAACCCCTCTATATCCGCTTTCTGGAAGAGATTTTCTAATAATATTATGATGATTTTCTGCACCTGTACATATTCGTAAATTTTCTTTTCGGTTATCAAGGGTATTATGATTAATATGGTCTACCTGTTTTCCCTTTGGACAGTGCATTATTTCTCTATGTAAATATTTACGACCTAAATCACGTATTGCATATCCATTTTTATTTTGAAGATATTGCCATTTCCATTGAGATAACCATCTAAAATCCTCATCATCAACAATGGAAACTTTCCCTTTAGTAAGAGGTATATATTTCATATACCTATATTATAACACAATTGAGGAATTTCCTTATTTCTTTTCCCACTTTTTAGCAGAATAGGCGGCGAAACTTAGCTTCTTTGATTTCTTTCCCCCACCCTTACCAAAGTCTTTATCTACTATTTCATGTATCTGTTTTTTCGCTGGATCTTTATGCTCATGGTGTTCCCAATCTTTTTTTCTATTTTCACTCTCTTCATGATGATAGTATTTATCTCGTGCTTTATAGGGTTCATTTCCCCAATGTTCACGTTCATCTTCGGGTGGACTTCCTGGATCTCCACTTCCTCCACCTTTTCCACACCCTTTTCCAATTTTCTTGTAAGTCATGTTATCCCCATCTCCCCCGCCTTTACCTTTTTTTATGTGGTCGTGAGCAATTTGATCAGTCGTCTTTTTAGAGAACTCAGGATGCTCTTTATGCTCTTTCTCTTCTGCTTTTTCTTCTTTAGCTCCATGATGAACTTCACCTTTTTCTTCTTTCTCATGTTTTTCTCCTTTTTCCTCTTTATTTTCTACTTTTTCATCTTTCTTTTCGTCTTTTTCCTCAACCTTTTTAACTGTCTTTTTGAACAGTCTCATTTTACCGTCGATTTTTCTCATTACTAATGACATAGATTTCTCCTTTATCTTATTATACACCACCTAACATTCCATTACTTGGACTCGCTTGTACTCCCATAGGCGGTGCGGATTGCATAGTCGATGTATTGACTGGTGCGGGTCCTACAGCTCCACCAACTGATGGCGGTACTTGGGGAGTTCCCGGTGGCGGTCCTAACGGACCTGTTTGTTGCGCCCCAGGAGGCGGAGCTTGTGGACCCATTCCTGCTACAGGTTGGGCAGGCGCATTCAAAATGTTCAATGCTCCCTGTAGAGGAGTGGTTTTCATCACATATTTCATCAAATATCCATTCGGATCTTGTTGCATCATCATCAACTTCTCCGTCCGACCTTCAGGATCGTTCATATCCATGTCTTCATAGAAAGATATTAAATCAACCATCTTCAACTTTGCCATATTCATAGCGTTATTCTGTCTGTTCTGTTTATCCGTACCAGAGGCTTTAATCTTGACATCCATCCCCTCTTCAATCATATTAGAATTCATCTTAATAAATGTATACGTTCCTTTCATACCCAGTAATTTGGTCATATGATCCTTGGTATATCTTAGTTTAATCATCTGCATGATCCAATCAGCCATCCATTCAGCGGCATTATTGATTGTTTCCTCAGTTATATCGTCAATTCGAGTGTAATTGGCCTCTCTAGCAATCTGATTCGAGGTAGCGACATTGGTTTGAAGATTACCAGTTAAATTGGTAGCACCTGCTAAACTGAACATTCTCTCTCTAGCGAGTTTTAATTCCCCAAATTCCTGTTGGGTGGGTTGCTCTGGTGGTATAAAATCGTGAACCCTATGTGTATCTCCATCAACCAGTAAATCTTGATCAGGATTATTCATATCCGTTCTCTCAATATCTTTTCCTGTCATTCCGGACTCTTTACTAAAAACATGCTTCCCCCGTTCCTTCAGTTTTTCAATAATCCGTTTCCCGATTTGATCCATGTTCTCCTGGTTGTAGATGTTCTGTTCAATGCGAGAAGTTTCATCATAGGCTACTTTTCCCCATTGGTCATATCCCATGAAAAAATAAGGTTTATGGGGCATATCGAAGTAATTTCGATAGACTGTATCTTTCTGAATCGGAATGGGCTGCCCCATGGCTGCCATAAGCAGGTCCTGTGGAGAAGCTTCTTGCCGACTCGCCTTATCACCGGGCGTCTGATATTTGAAATACTTTTCCGTCCCCTCATAGTCATAGTTGGGATTCTTCATCTTCTTTAGAATACAATCCCCATACTTCCAGAGAACGCCCTCAATTCTTTCCCATTTATTATCGTCTTTTTTGTTATACCACGTAAACCATACTTCCCAGATTTTGATTGTTGTAGCCATCTGTTTCCACTTCTCATCTTCTTTTAATTTAATCCCGTTTTTAATAAGTTCTTTGGTAAACTCTTCCTCAGAATCGGGAAATCGCATGATGACTTCCTGAACAGTTAATTTCATGGCCTGAGCGATAAACTTCATATCATCAGCGTTATTGGTTGGACATTGCTCATCAATAATGACATTTTCAGGATGGACGTTCTCAAATTCATAATCCCCTGTTTCCCCTTTTTCCGGATTCCATCTCACTTTAATAATTCCCGTGTAATAGACAGGAAGATGTTTGAATGCAATAGAAAGGATTTTTCTCGTCTCCCGTTGTTTTAATTCCGCATCAATCATTAAAGAAACATTCTTAGCTATATCAATACTTTCAGGATTATCATTACCCGGTAAAACGATCATATCTGGTAAACGACTCATAGCAACGGGCTTAATTGAGGCTTCTATTTCATAAATCGCATTATCCAAATACTTCGCTTCGTAGGGTCTGATTTTATTCTCTGATATTTGTGAGGCGATCTGACGGCCAAATAACATCAATTCATTCTTTACCCTGCGGGTATCCAGTCGGTATTTGGGACCATTAAAAAATGTTTTGGAATCTTCAATGCGCTTATCGAGGACTTTAACTAATTCTTTATCTTCTATCTCTAAGGCTAACGGATCAGCTTCACTGACTACCCCATCACGGGCTTCGACAGGATTCTCAATACTGGTTTCCCTGAGTAAATTAAACGGAGATTGCAACATAGTTCAATTATATCACCTCGTAAGAGAACCTTAGTCTATATCGACTATATGTATATATTGTTTGCATTTGAAACACTGCAAGATAAGGGGAGGTGTATAGGGGGTGGAACCTCTGGTAATAGAAATGACTTTCCCCGCATACTGAAAGAGCGGGTTCTGACAATTCCAACAAAAGAAAATATGAAGATCGGGATTTACTTTTCCTTCAAAATAATAATGCCCTTTATGAATATACTGAGGGGTCTGAATCACCACGGAGGTTATGTCAATACTTTTGACCTTCGTTCCGAATGTTACTTTGTCGTAAACGGTTACATCCATATTATTCCTTAAAATATACCCCTCGTTTTTTTGTATAGGGATCGGCAAACCTTGAGGGGTCTAACGAAACGTATTCCCCTTTTAGATTTACAATCGTAAACTTCGGGTGAAGGAGGTTATTATCCTTAAAACCAAACTGCCCACTTTTTACATTCGTCCATTTCAACATAGAAACAAGATAAGAAAGAGCGTCAACCCAGTGATCCTCTGCCCAGTCATTGTCTATTTGTTCTTCTAAATTTTCATCATACATCGCCTCTGGAATAGTTTTAATTAAATGTCGGCAATTATCCGTAATTTTCAAATATGGCTCCCCATCAGGGGCGAGAGAGAGCCAATTATGAATAGACTCAACATTCTGAAGTCTATTGTGTGATCCTTTTTGGACATACACTCCATCTTTCCGAAACTGATCTGCAATACTAAATGTAGCATCCTGTAATTTATTAAACATCGCAGGGTCGCCATAGAATTTAATACGGGAAAATTCTGGCATGTCCCGTTTGAAAATAATAGCCCACTTTTCGGGGGTTGTTTCTATCCCGTCAATTTCTCTATAAAGAACAAGACGAGAAAACTTTATTCCCTGGTAATCTTGTGGGAAAATAGCTCCAACTAATAAAACTGTAGGAGCTGCATATCCCCAATCAATTCCTGCCACTCGTGCATATTCCGGTTTTGGAATAAGAGGATTAATGACATGAATATCCCGACTAAACTCCATGAATACCTGACCTTCGAAGATATCCCAACTTCCTTCTAAATACGCTTTTCTCTTCTTTAAGGGGAGGGCTTCCAGTTGTTTAATGTAATCTGGGTTAATATATTTATTGTCATACGCATTAGCATGGACGTAACTAAATCTCTTCTGTTCGGGATCATCGGCTAACTTATCAACAAAGAACTTCCGAACCCACCCATGTCCTACACCACCGGGGTTAGAGGCGCCCATAAACTTCACATCCAAAACACCGGGAAAACGTAACCTGTTTCTTAAATCCTGGAATGTGGTTTCAGGGGTTCTTGTTAACTCTTCGACAAACTCACCGGCGAATTCAGAGGACATATATTTAGACGGATCATCTAAATTACGTAGTAATATACGGGCTCCCCCATACTCTTCCCTGATAAAAAAGGCATACCCCTCGTTTTTGTCTTCCTTTAATTCTCCCAAATACGGAGGGAATTCCCGTTGGATTCTGGAGATTTGCCGGTCTTTGAGGGTTGGATAATCTTCTGAGAAAAGACCAACGGGTAACCCTTTAATATTATATTTATGGGAACACCAGAGGGCGTAATACAGAGCAGCCCACCTTAAAAGATAACTCTTCCCTCCTGCCATAGCCCCTCCATATAACAAATACTTGGTCTGGGGATTAAACAACAAATCAAGCGCTTCTTGTTGTTTGGGTTGAAGATTCATTAACTGACGGAGACCTACTCGTTCCATACAATGATTATATCAAATACGCTAATAACCCATAGTATGTTAGTAAACATTTGAGAGTAGGAAATTGGTGGGGGGAGGTACCATATACTGTTACAACAGCCTAGTTAACGACTCACTTATTGATGAACGAAGCTATGGCTTGGGGCTATGGAGTGCGCTACATGGACTAGTCGTACAATAATCATTATGCGACGTATACTAGCCTCATACCTGTACATACTGTACCTATAGGTCTATGTATACCTGTATGTACTACAGGACTGTATATACTAGTGTGCCTCTAGGCAGGGCATAGCGCTATCATACTGCATCATCTACAGGTGCTATAGGTTGTGCTGTATCACTGTCTCCTACCTCTTCCCCTTGTATAGGCTCTTGTGTGTTTGAGGCGGTAGTACCGTCTAAGACTAGCATCTTGTCTATTGTTACATTAGTCGTTGCTACTTCCAACCGTTTCTTGAGAGTTAGGGCTGTAGTTAAATACTTGTGCCTAGCGTTCCAATCTGGTACATCAATGAAATCACTAGTACTTGCTGTTGCATCTTTCCCCATAGCTCCTACTGTCTTATTAGCATCTAGCCCACTATCAAGCCTCGATAGTAACTTGTGATCTGTTATTCCCATATACTCCATGAGTAGAGGATAGTCTATTTTCTTTAGGTTATCTGATGCTATGGTTCTTGCACTGTTTTCATCACATTCATATGCTTTCATAGCACTTTTAACTGCTTTTCCTGTCTTTATGTATCTTCTGAACCAGTCTACTTGTTTTATAGATAGAGTCTTTTCTTTATTTTTCATTATCTTTGTTACTGGTATGGGTGTATGTTGTAGGTGAGGCATATACTGTATTATAACAATAATGGACGTAGTCTATTAGTTA